TTCATAATCTTCATTAAAAAGAGACCAATCACCATTTAGAGCTGCATCTCTAATTTTTTGATATTTAATATTACTCTCAACATTACGATTATGATTATCCACGTGCGCTTTAATATTGGCACAAAGAGCATCGATAATATTAAACCAACCATCGTCACATTCAAAGCTAAATAGACTTATGGGAAGATGCGGAGGAACCCCTGGATTTGTCATCATAGTGAAAATTTCTGGGTATTTAGAAACAAGTTTTTCAGTTTTCATAATATGTCTCAATAAAACTCATCATCTTCATCATCACCCGTAAGATGGATGAGATCGTCAATGCTTTTTGTTTTTAAAGCATGAGTGATGCGCTTATTTCTCTTTCTTTCAATATATTCATCACGAGAGTAGTGTGGCATATCTGTCTCGTCCAGCTCGTCATAAAACCTATTATGATGCTGCTTCTTGCTCTTGCTCATTCTTCTTTGCCTTTTTCTTCTTGGTGGATACAACGTCAGCTGGTGTGACTGGAGGAGGAAGCAATTCTGGAAACGTCTTACGAACTAGGTCCTCTGTGATACCCTCATAAGGCATTTTCTTTGCTTTGACTGCTAGCAATAGCTTGGCGTCTGCAGGATCTAGTGACTCAAGCATATTGATGAACATGGCTTCTTTCTTTGCCGCAGGCAATCTAGGATTACCTTCACCTAGAAAGAGATACATTGTCTTGATTGAACTATACAACATACCTTGCTGATCTAGAAATTGACAAGGCTTATAAGGCGGATCGCCCTCGGGAAGATTCCAGACATAGCGCGGATCATACGCTAGTTGCAGTATAGCAATGACACCTTGATTGCGACCATGACTTGCAAGCATATTTTGCCGTTTAATAGGATCTTGTTCTTTTGTAATCCTATCAAAAATCTCAGAAACACCTAGTTGCATTTTTTTCTCCAGTATTAAAATTCACCGATAGACTCCATCAAATTTTTGAGACGATGCTCAATGAAATAGTTAAACAATTTACTACGATCTTTCTTTTGAGAAGAATGTTGCTCAATAACTTGAGAGCTGATATCCTCAGGAATATATTCCAGGTCAATCAATTGTTGGTTTCGCTTGTAATTTCGAAGCATTGTCTCTGTGCAAAACTGCTCAGGTTCTTGCAATACCCAAGAAGATAGCTTTTTAGTCGTAACAGGAGATTGCCTGCCGCCAATGACAAAGACGTTATCGGGAGAAAGAAAATTGGGAATGCCATCACCGGTATCGCCGCGCATGATGTGTTCTTTAAGAAACAGATCGGGATTAGTACAGATGATGTACTTCTTTTGTACGGGACTAAATTGTTTGACATTGGGATACTTCTGCAATTGCGAGAAGTCCTTGTCACCCGAGAGAATTAGAATTTTTTCTTTATGGTTATATTCTTTGACCAGAGTAGCAATGATATCATCTGCTTCTGCATGTTCTACTTGAATGACTTTGTATGGAAAGTATTCTTTGAGTTCTTCACGAATCTTATTCAAAGTTTCAAAGATCGCATTCCAGTCGAGCTCTGAGGCCTCACGATCTTTCTTGCGGTTCGCCTTATAGTAAGGATAAACACGCTTGCGCCAATAGTTTTTATCATCACAAGCAATCACCAGATCGCCAAACTCTGCTGAAAACTTTGTTTTATATCCACGAATCGAATTCAAGACCATATGACGTACCAGATCCTCTTCGATCTGGATATTTTTGTGGTTTCCAATTTGCATCATGAGATTGGAAATCATCACCTGATTTAGATCTACGATAATCACCTTGTCATCCTTAAGGAAGTTACACTTATATTATAGTATGTTTATATCTAGTTGTCAAGCATCTTCTAGGTAGCTTTGAATATCTATTAGCTTTTCTGCAGCGTCTTGAAGGCCGTGGTGTACATTAAGACTCTTTAAGATTAAAGATTTTAGTGATTCTGACACCATAACGCAATCTTTCATGTATTTATCATCATCAAACTCAAAGCCGAGAACTTGCATTTTAAAAAACAATTCTTCAATAAGCTCGCCACTCATGTAGTTTACGAACTCTACTCTGTTCTTTTCCGCTTCTGCCTTCATTTCTTCCAATGAGGCAGTCGCAGCATAGTTGGTATTCACCTTTGGAAACTTAACAACATTAGAAGGCTTTTCTTTTTGTTTTTCCAATGTATGCTCCTTGTGGTCGTTTTATTTATTTTTTAGATGATCTAGTAGAGCAGTCCACTCAGCTGCTTTTGCTTTCCAGTTATGAGCACGATCAGATTGCATTTTCTGCAAGCGTAAGTCGTTTACAAGCTCGTCACGTTGATTGCGAACCACTTTAATTGCTTGTGACAAAACTTGATAGAACGCATTGGCATGTAAATTAATATCTTCTTGCCATTGATACATCCACGTTAATCCCATTGCAGTTTCAGGTAGTGCAGCGTAGTTAGGATGTACACATAGCAATCCTGCAGACATGGCTTCAATTAGACATAGGCAAGATGTTTCTTTCCAAATAGAAGGATAAGCAAAGATATCTGCATTGATTAATGCCTTACGCAATTCCTCATTAGGAACCGTGCCATGATAATTGATTTGTGGATGTGCCTTACAAATATCAAATGTTTCTCTATGTTGTGCATCACGATTATCCCATCCATACAACTTGAATGATGAGTAAACATCAAGCTCAATGTCAGGATTGTTCTTTGCAAGTTCAACAAACACCGCAACCAAAATATCTAGACCACGATGTGGCGTGGGGTGATAAATGATTCGAATTTTATCATCCTTCTTAGGTGTAAGCAACTTGTCGCCAATATCAATAGGATCAATAGAATTTTTAATGACTGTTGATTCGCTATACTTTACGCCGCGGACAATATTGTATTGTTCCATTTGCCAATTTGATACGAATACAAGCTTATCAAATTTCTTACGAAACAGCGGATCGCTTAGACGAGCTGATTCAGGATCTTCTGGTAGATCATGTGCATAAAAGATATGCTTGCGATCAGGATCTAGATCTCGTACTCGAGAAAATACAATTTGAAACTTTTCAAGTAATTCACGAGGAACCGTGCCGTCATACAAACGATGCTGCAGCAGCTCTGTGCCACCTTTTGAATTTTTATTTAACTCATTAGTTTCAACTAGATCATGATTGCTCATATTATTCCTCTTGTGCTTCAATGTTCTTTAATAAAGTCCTGCAGGTCCCGCAGTCCATTCTGAGACAACAAATTTAAGATCTAAAATTCTAACATCGTCCTTCACAAGAAATGCCGTGGCTTGAAACCCTGCTGTAGCAATAGCAATTGTGAATTCTTTTTCTTTGTGATTATTATCTAATTCTCTAATAGCATCTTTCATTAGATCGCGTGCTCGTTTACGCAATTCTGGCATAGTGGGTACAGATTCACCATCACTCCACTTCCAGTCCAATACTGTCATCACTTTATGGACTCGTTCAAAATCAAACCAATCCATAACTTCATCAATCAGTTCTTGATCAGTCATTCTTCTTCTCCCTCAAGATTTTCATAATAAAGCCCAGCAGTTTCTAGGCACAGTGCTAGAATGGCATAGGGGCTAATACGCACCAAAATGGTGACTATAATCCACTTAACGAAGATCGCCTTCTTCCTTTCCCACCAAGTTAAATCAGATTCCTTCATGAGATTTATGAAACTCAGTTACAGAATCTTTACAAAAAGAACGCCAACCTGCGGCTTCAATATCCCATACGGCAATTACGTCAGGATTAGGCTTTTTCTTTTGAATATTTTCTTCTAGATCAGTTTGCTTGGGAAGCAATGATTCTTTAAGAGTGCAATGCATTTTGCGAACAGTGCCATCTTTTTTAGTAAAGATTACTAGGCAAGATCCATTTTTTAAATCATCCAAGTAGGAGTCGGGAAGAGTCGTCATTATTTAACCTCTCAAGTAGATTACCATAGTCGCCAATATATTCATCATTATAAAAAATTTGTGGAATAGTTCGTGCATGTGGAACCATTTCTAGAAGGATTTCTCGAGTCACATCTCGACCCACCTTCAATTCAACGTATGGGAGGCCTTTGCTTTCAAGTAAACGCTTGGCAGCGTCGCAATAACCACAATTGTCCTTACTATATATTTTATACATGATATCTCCTTTAATGTCAATCCTTTTGCTTATAGAAGATGTGCTCTCCTATTTGTCTTGTCTTTTGATAAACTCTATTCCAGGTTGGATTCACCGAGGTGCTATGATAGAATATAGCACCCCCTGTTACATCGTTCAAGTTTTTGAGATAAACATTCTCGGCGACTTTATAACTTTCGGTATATGCATCTAGATCAGAAATCATCTTCCTAGGTTGACATACCCAAGAGAATTGGCAAACGCCTGCTTTCTTTTGTTGAATGACAGCACAAGGTGTAGATGCATAGTAGTCATTGCTGACTCGATTCATCACAACATTATTTACCGCAATCTTGCCTTGCACGGATTGATTAGCTGCTTCAAAGTATGTATTTTCAGCAAGACATCGAATTTGTTTTTTATCATTAGCATTAAGCTTGACAGGAACTCGAACGATGACTTCTTTCTCTACAATCTGCGGGACTTGCACGACTACAGGCTGCATCATCATGGATGCTATCATGATATATATTGCGAAAAAAACTAGTGCAAGAAAATAAGAGTGAAAAGGATTTTGCTGTCCATGTTGCCATGGACTTTTGAATAAGCTTAACATGTTTTTACTTCCTATGTGTGTGTTAATAGAACTTTTGAATGTCTTTTCTATTAATGATCACGTTATTGACATAGTACTGATCGTCTGACATTGTCCACCGATCACCTTTAACAATCATGTACCAGCCTCCAAATTCTTGGATTTTGATACCATTTTGTTCAAAGAAAGATCTAAGTGCAACCAACGAATGCATGAGGAACCCATACTGTATTTATATAAATTAAGATTTGTCTAGTTGTCTGACACGATAGAGTCGAGTTAGTGTATGAGTTCACTCGCCATAAAGGCAACTCTATCTGTGTTTCGCTGGGCTTTCACCAGCTCATCAGAGACATTGTGCATTCTCCCTGCCGGCGGTACTTTCCATTCACCATACCAAGCAAGTAATCAAGCAAGTGGTATGGTATCCGCTACTCGACACAGGGAGACTTTCGTGCTGCTAACGCCCGTTAGGTTTGACGGCAGTATTGCTACTGGAGACCATTGACGCTCAACCTTGCGGA